ACCTAACCCTTGGCGATCCTAATGCTCCACCAGAGACTTGGACAGTTAGATGTGTGTCTGTTCAAAGAAACCCAATGAACGTACCTATTGCTGGTACCGCCTCTTTCTTAGCCTTCGGATCTATTTCAGGAGCCAAGTTGGATGCCAATGGTAATCCAGTCGTCTGGATTGCTAACAACAATATCGTTACCAACGGAGTTTTAAGCTTCTCTATTCAAGAGACTGCCTCTACTCCATTCCGTGAAGGCGATGCTTTCACTATTTTGGTTGCTAGCGGAGTTTTGGTTCGTAATGATTCTTTGACCGCCAACTATATCCCAGTCCTTAATTTGAATGACCCTGTTCTACTTCAAGGTCTTGGTGCAGTTGTTCAAAGACACGGTCTTCCAAGCTTAACTAACAATCTTTCTTTGGGCGCTCAATTAGCTTTTGCTAACAACGCACCCGCTCTATTGACCGTTCAAGCTGCCCCTCCTATCCCAAGAAGAACTTCTTATGTTCTAGATTCTGATGTCAATGCGTTAGCTCCAGATGATGATGAATTCATCTTCCCATTGCCAGTTGGTGTTACCCCAGATTTCAATTCCAACATTCACTTCTTCGTTAAGAATAACGCTACGAATGTTGAGACCCAAATTCTTCCAAACAAGCTAGCTTACTACTTACTTGATACGGCTGGACATCCAACTACTCATCAGTTTATTCAGGACAATACTCCTGCTCCAGGTGGTAACTCCTACTTCTATACTGTTAAGCAAAGTCTTGAAGACCTAAACTTCGGCGAAGACGGTTACATTGGTAGAAACCTAGCTTTCCACAACCAAGGTGTTTTTAGTACTCCATCAGTAGTTTTCGATTCTAGCTACGTGGGTAAGGCTCTAAAAATTATTGACAGCAATAACTCTGCTAACCTAGGTGTCTTTCATGTCACTGCCGTAACTGGTGGAAAATTGTACGTGGTCGCAGATGGCAGCACTTTCTCTCCATCTGTATTGACTGCAAATCCAGCTTACCTATCTGACTTTGCTAATGAAAGTCCGGTTAATTTCGTCGTCACTAATCCATTAACTGGTTTACCAGTTATGAGTGGCTCTGGAACTGACGGTGTCTTGGTTACTTCCGGTCCAGCAACTGGCACTGCAACCCTTCATAGTCCGTCTGTTGACTTTAGCACAATCCCAGGTATCCTTACCTATAAGCTACAGATCAATGGTTCTGGCATTTCTACTGCCGCATTACCAGATGGTAATAATGGTTTGTATGACATCACCCTTGTGACAGGAACTGGTGGTAGCAATACTATCACTCTTCAAAAGGCGATTGTTAACGAAAGCAACCTAGAGTATGAGATTTTGGATCCTTCTGGAACCAGCAACTACGTTGTTGTTAACCATAACGTGGTACCAAATGGTTATGCTCTAAGAGTTACCATTGTGGACTCCAGAGATGCAGCCTTCTTCGATGCAGGTTGGATTACCGCTCTTGCTTCTCTAACAAAAGTTGAATGTGACATCTTGGTTCCGCTTCCAAAGCAAACCATCTCCGTTATCTTCCAGAATGCTCTTAGCCACTGTTTGAGCATGAGCAACATCAGGAACAAGAAGGAAAGAGTTCTGTTCATCGGAGCCATCAATGGATTGACTCCAGACAACCTAACTGGTGTTAAGCCAGCCGCCGTTGAAGATATTGGTATCTTAGAAGGTATCCAAGGAGAAACCATTACTGACATTCTTGCCGGTAACGTGGAAGACTTGGCTAACTACTCAGTGCCAGATGCTTTCGGTAACACCTTCAGAGCAGTCTTCTTCTATCCAGACCAGATTGTAGTTCAAGCAGGAACTGATAACGTCTTGATTGACGGTTTCTATCTTGCCGCTGCTGCCGCTGGATTTGAGTCTGCTGATGTTAGAATTGAGAACCCACTTACCAACAAGGTACTTAGTGGCTTTACCATCCTAAGAAACAAGCAGTTCTCTCCACAAACTCTAGAGGCTCTTGCTACGGCTGGTGTCACCACCCTACAACCTGTTGCAGGTGGAGGAAGAGTTGTGTGGGGTATTACAACTACGCAAAGCGGATTCCCAGAAGAGCAAGAAATCTCAATTGTCTTTATCCGTGATAGAGTTGCTAAGACTCTAAGAGCTGGATTTGCCGGCTTCATTGGACAGGCTGCCGGTCCAAACACTGGTGCCATCTTGAATACACGTGGAGTTATTTTGTTGAACTCTTTGGTATCACAAGGTATCATCACTGCCTACAAAGACTTGGCAGTTGTACAAGATAGCGTTGATCCAAGACAGTGGGACGTCTCAGTAAGAGTACAGCCAACCTACCCAGTCAACTTCATCTACATCAAGGTAAGTTTGGGACAACTATAATTTCGGGAGAACACTAAATGGCTAATGCACCAAACACAGGCTCTACGTTAACACTACCAAGTGGTATTAACAAGACCTCTACAGGAATTTCAACTAATATCATCATCATGGTGAATAATACCGCTGTCGGTGCTATTCAGTCGATGGCTATCTCTGAGAAGAGAGGCATCAAGATGATTGATGAAGTTGGAAACGATGGTCATATTGACTCCGTACCAAACGTTTCTACCAACATCACCGGCTCTTGTCAAAGAGTCAGGTTTGATAAACTAAGAATCACAGAAGCTTTCAGCCGTGGTTTCGTTCACATTCACTCTCAAGTCTATCCTTTCGATATTGTCATTCTAGACAAGCAGAAGGCAGCCACAGGCAGCCAAATTTCTACCGTCATCAAGAACGTATGGATTTCTGGTATTGACTACACTTACCAAGTTAGCGATTGGGTTATTACCGATACTATGACTTGGGAAGCAGAGACTATCTTCTCCATCCTTAACAACGGCAACTCTCAACCAGTGGCAGTTGGTGGCGAAAGAGGCGTTACTCACATGGGCTCGGGTCCTAACGGAGTTCTTAACATCAACAGCGGTGATGGTATTGTTAACATCGAGCAGTTGGTTGATACTGGTGCTGGAGGCAGAAGAGGTTCCTTGGATGCCGCAGGACTTATCGATATTGGCTCTTCTGGAGACCTATTCTAATAGAGATCAATATACTATAGCTGCATAAAAGACTAAAAATAGCCTGCAACTGATATATAATCATTAGTTGCAGGTTATTTCTTTTGTGGAGTTAAAGATGCCTAAATTTGAGAGTCCGATTGGTAGTAAGAAAATTTCTGGTCAGCCTATGAGGGAATTTGATGTTCCTGATGAAGGTGATGATCAACAATATGAAGAGATGACCCCAGTGATGAGGCGGCGCGGTCCTAGCACACATGGTCCACAGCCTCCAGTTGATATTGAGGCTGCTTTAGCTTTTCAAAATAGAATACAGTCAGAAAGCGCCCAGGACGTCTCTGACATGGAAAGACAGATTCGTGAGGCTCGTATCGCCAAAAGAACTGGCAAAGAACGTCTAAATGATGGTGCTAGACGCCGTATTGAAATGTTAGTTGGTATTACTCGACATACTCGTACAGCCACCATAGAAGATAATGTTTATGTTTTGCAAACCCTCAGATCCAAAGAGATGAGAGATGCCATTACTGCTGCCGCCGAGTTTGATGGAACGGTACAGTCTCCTTTCGAAATCAGAAGACAATTGGTAGCTCGTTCATTAGTTCAAGTGGCAGGATTACCGGTGGAACAGTTTGTGGGTTCTAATTTATTGGAAGATAGGTTGGTGCTAATTGATGACATGGATGACGCCATGTTGAACAGACTGTATGATGAGTATCTGATCATGATTAAGGAAATCAGAGAAAGATACGCTATCAAAACGCCGGAGGATGCCAAAGGGGTTGTTGAAGACCTAAAAAAATAATATATGAACCGGAACATCGTTTTATCTGGGACTTGTGTAAAATCTACAGAATAAAGCCTGATGATCCTTGGTTTGAGGACTTGGACCCGGTTCAAAAGCAATGGATGTACGAGAGCTGGTTGGGCGATCAAATTGATGATGC